AAGGTGCGAATGTAATCGCAATTGTTAATGTATGGGGTACGTCATACGCGCCCACACGAATAGACGATGTAACGTTTGAAATCGCCGGTTCTGACGAGACTTTGAATTTCGTAGCCGGTCAGCTGGTTAAATGCAATACCACAGACAAATATAGCATTCTGGTGGTTGATTCGTCTACGTATGACGAAATCAACACCAAAACAGTAGTCACGGTGACCGGCGGTGTATTGCCTGACCCGCTTTTAGGCGTTGAAATACCTAGCTGGCAAACAGTCGGCGAACAGACAAATTTGACCGACGAGTCTACACAGAATCTGATAGAAGTATCGTCAAAAGATGGCAATCATCAGAAATTCATCGACGGCAAGAAGGGTAACACGATAGAGCTTGAATCGTTCTATGTGCCTGACGATGTGGCCTTTCTTGCGCTAAAGTCGGCATATGATGATGGCGGACTTGTTGTCCTTCGTCGGTCTGAGGATGGCGTCAGTGTTGAAGAGGCCGAAGCCTATGTCGAAAGCATTTCAAGAAACGCGCCGGACGGCGAGGCTGGCACAGTGACTATATCGTTCACGCTGAACGAAGCTTGGCACGCGATAAGCGCGTAATAGGAGGTGACTGGTAATGGTACTTAAAGGATCAAATGTTCTGCTTCTTGTTGATAACGGGACTGGTTTCACACCGGTCGGTGAGCAGACCAATCTCACGTTGGAATCTACACAGAATTTAATAGAGGTCACATCAAAGGACGACAATCACCAGAAGTTTTTGCCGGGTAAGAAGGGCGATACGATTGAACTTGAAGCATTCTATGTACCAGACGATGCTGCTTATGGCCTTCTAAAGACGGCATACGACAACGGCGAGTTGATAGTTGTGCGTAGAAGCGAGGACGGCGGAACATCTGAAGTCGAAGAAGCGTCGGCATGGATTGGTAGCATCAGCCGAAACGCGCCCGATGGCGAAGCGGCAACGGTAACTATCTCGCTGACGCTGAATGAATCCTGGACTGCGGTCGTATAGCGACGTGAGGTGAGATTATGAGTGTAAGAATCAATGACAAATACGAAATAAAATTTACCACAAATGCGCTTGCCGATCTTGAGCAGGTTTCAGGGCGATCGTTTTCAGAAGTAGTGTCGGATTTTGGGTCCGGCCGGTTGCGTATATCTGATTTGCGCAGCCTTGTAATGGTAGGCGTCAGGCACGGCACGCGTTCAGCGGCCAGGTTCAGCGAGATGGACGCTGGTAACTTGATTGACGAGGTGGGCTATGAGGCTATAGCCGAAGCCATCGGCAAGGCGTTCGAAGAAGCATTTCCAGCGGCTGGCGAAAGGACGGATACCGACGCCGGGCAGGATGATGACGCAAAAAACTGACCGAGGGGGGCTTGACCGATTGGTTTGGCCTCCTTCGGACGGCTTGTCAGACAGGACTGAAACCAGCTGAATTCTGGGCGATGACGCCACGTGAATATCTGTACTGGATTGATGGTTTCAGATATCGCCACGAACTTCAAGGGCAAATGCTGGCGCACTTCACGGCGTGTTTACTGAATGCCTGGACTAAGAAAACCATCAAGGGCCGTGACCTGTGGCGGCCGCACAAACCGATGACAAAAGCCGAGCGCGAAGAGCGTGATCGTAAATTCAGGCAACTGGTTGAAAAGATGGGGCCGGAGGCGATACCGGTGAAGATAAGCAAGCAGAAGAAAGGCAGGTGACGGCGGATATGGCTAGCGGGAATGTTGCTGTACGTGTGGGCGCTGACATAGCTGAATTTCAGCGCAAAATGGCGCAAGTTGAAACGAAAATGAAGGGCCTTAGCAGAAACCTGTCCGCCGTCGGCAAGAAACTGACGACACGTGTCACATTGCCGATTATAGGGATGGGCACGGCAATCGTTACAGCAGGTGCAAAATTTGAGCATTCCATGAGCGGCGTTGAGGCCGTGACCGGTGCTACATCTGAACAGATGACAAAACTTAACAAGGTTGCGCGTGAGCTTGGTGCAACGACAGAATGGAGTGCGTCGCAGGCCGCCGACGGAATGCGATATTTAGGCATGGCCGGCTTCGAAGTTGAAGAAATTCTCGAAGCTATGCCTGGCATGCTTGACCTTGCTACAGCCGGCCAACTTGATTTGGCACGCGCAGCTGACATTGCCTCGAATGTTTTGACCGGTTTCGGAATGAGCGCAAGCGAAGTCAACCGTGTTGCTGACGTATTAGCGAAGGCAGCGGCTTCGGCAAACACAAACGTTGAGCAACTTGGTTATGCAATGAGTTACGTTGCGCCAGTCGCAAGCGGTCTTGGTATTTCGCTAGAAGAAGCAAGTGCGGCAATAGCAATATTCAGCAACGCCGGTATTCAGGGCGAACGTGCAGGCACTACGTTACGGCAAGTCCTTGCACAACTAGCTGGGCCTACTAGCATAGCACAGAAAAAACTAGACGCGCTAGGAATTTCGGCAGAAGACATAAACCCGGAACTGCACAGCTTGGCTGATGTAATTAAACTTCTACGTGACCATGGTGTAACCGCCTCACAAGCCATGGATATTTTTGGCACAGAAGCCGGGACCGGTCTCGCTACACTTCTTCAAATCGGTGAGGGTGAACTTCTAAAATACGAGGACATGCTTAAAAGCGCAGGCGGCACAGCGCAGGACATGGCTAACATAATGAGATCTGATATGGTCGGTGGATTCAAGGAACTATTGTCAGCGCTTGAGTCTGTGGCAATATCGTTTTACCAAGTAATGCGCCCGTCGGTTGAAAAAGTAACCGAAGTTTTAACGAGATTCGCTCGATATATTGATAATATGAGTCCAGAAGTTAAAAAATCAATCGTAATGATTGCAGGGTTATTCGCCGTTGGCGGGCCATTAATGCTTGCAATTTCAGGTTTTATTACGCTGGTGACCACAGCCTTCGGGCCGGTGGGGCTTATTGCAGCCGCGATCATTGGCCTTGTCTATGTATGGCAACGGTGGGGCGAAGATATCAAGGCTTGCGTGTCGGGCGTGGTCGAGGCCTTCCGTGGCATGTGGAATGACTTTTTAACCATCAAAGATAATATCGTGGGCGCTGTGGAAAGCTTATGGGAAAAGGTGTCGGGTGTCTTCGGCAAAATCAAAGACACCATAATCGATACTTCACAAGCCATCAAAGACAACACAATCGGCATATTCGGCAAGATGAAGGACGGGATTGTTGACAAAACGCAAGGCGCAGTCAATAAAGTAAAAGATGCCTTCCAATGGTTAGGTGACAAGCTGGTCTGGCATTCGATTGTTCCGGACATAGTCGAAAAAATGCAGGAAGTTTTTGGCAAAGGCTTCGCGGACATCGTAGCCAAAGCCCGGGCCGCCGCACAACAGACAGCCGATGAAATAGCCTACATCACGGCACAGGTGGAATGGGCGAAGCGCTACATGGGTCAAGGCGGAGCCGGCACCAAGGCCGACGAATATACCGGCATTGACGAAGCGCGCAGGATCGGCCAAGAAGTTGCCGAAGAAATGGAGAAAGCGAAACAGGTAACGGATGATGTGGGAGATTCGTTCGACGACCTTGCCACAAAAAGCGACCTATGGACACAGTCACTTGCCGACGGCATTGCCGATGCCATCGTTGAAGGTCGGAGCCTGCTTGACGTGTTGCAAGAAATTGGCAAGGCAATCCTAAAATCTACTATTTCGCGCGCGCTGCCGGGCCTTTTCGGCATTGGCATAGGTGGCTGGCATGCGGGTGGTGTGATTGGTCAGGACCAACCTACATTCATGCGCGGTATTAAAAGCTACGACACAGGCGGCCTTGTTGGTGCGGGTGAAGAATTGGCCATCTTGCACCAAGGCGAAGCGGTCTTCACACCTGCACAATTGAAAGCGCTCGGGTCTGTGGCGGGCGGCGAAAACATCAATGTCACCATGAACGTCAACGCCGTTGACAGCCGGTCATTTGTTGAAATGATGTCCAATAACCGAGCGGTCGTCGAGTCAATTATCATCGATAACGTGACGCGCAACGGGAAGGTGCGCCGCGCGATCAAGGGGGCGGTGTGATGCCACGCGGGAATGGAGCGTTTAACGATGCTGTGTCTGGCGAGATGGTTGCTCCGGTCCTTTTGGTTAGGATTTTAGATATTCCACACCTGACAGACGGAACGAAAGAATCTTTGTATCTGACTGACTATCAGGAAATGGAGGAACACGTGCTTCCGTTTTTCGACGAAAACGGCAACGCAAAAGATTATGTCTGCTGCAACGTCAAATACGATCACATTGAGGTCGGTACAGATAGCACGATCAACGAGGTTGAAGTGACGATCGACAACGTTGACAGGACGTTCTCGGCGCTGGCTCAGTACTACAAACTGCACGGTGTCCAGGTTCACGTCCTGACGGCAGAGCGGTCCGTGCTGGATTCACCTGAAGGCGCGGTGATGCGCTTCGCCGGACCGATCAAAGAAGCCCGGATAAGTGAGCACTTCATCAAACTGAAGGTCCGAAGCGGTTATACCCTGTCATCGCTGATCCCGAAACGGATGTACGACTCGAAGCGGTACCCGTACATCCCGAGTGCGAAAGATCCGAGGCAGGTACCATGACTGATATAGAGGTGTTTATAGGGATACCGTGGAAGATTGGCGGACGTGATTTCTCAGGTATTGATTGTGGTGGTTTATGTATGCTTGCGGGCAAGTTGTTGTTCGGTATCAATATTCCTGATTTATGGGTTTACGATGACACAAACAACCTTAAAGCCGCGCAAAAAGCTTTCTCTTGGCTTTCCGGAGAGGCTTCCAACATAGAAGAACCTGATGATGGAGACATAGTTGTATTTAAAACACCGAGTGGCTACCTGCACTACGGGATTGTGGTAAATGGCAGAATGCTTCACATAAGTGAAGGAAGTAAATCAAAGCTTTCACGTATTCCACGCGGGGAGCATGTCTCGTTTTGGAGGTTATGCAAATGGGTTTAGGCGCCGCTCTTGGAGGACTCCTTGGAATGGCAGCGGGTGCAGCCGGGTTCGTCGTCGCCGGATTTACCGCCGGCACGATGTGGATGGTCGGCGCGGCTGTTGGATCGTTGTTTGATAAACCTGATACGGACTTTAATCTGAATAGCCCTACGTATTCCTTTGGCCCTATCCAGAACACGAAGTCACAAAAACTCCCGGTCCCGCTCGTCTACGGAAAAGCGCGGTTGGCCGGTAACATCATCATGCAGAATTTCCTGGACGCGAAGAAAACCAGACAGGATATGCTTGTTGGTCTCGGTCTTGGTGAATTCAACTCAATTTCAGATGTGAAAGCGAATGAATTAAGCTTATCCACCGACCCTCCTGAAGGATGCTCACTTAATGTATATTACGGAACACCTGATCAGACTGCTAACTCTCGATCGCTCGGCGGGAGGCGGTATCCGAACACCGCGTATCTCGCAATGACGCTCAAGGCTTCTGAAAAGCTTTCCGGAAATCCCACGATCACGTCAATCGTTGAGGGCCGTAAGGTCTGGACTCCGAACGGAACAAGGTTCACCCGGAATCCGGCATGGATCGTTTACGACATCCTGACCGGGAAATACTGGGACCCGGAAAAGGGACGGGAAGAGCCTGTTGGGCTTGGTTTACCACACGAGGTGGTCGATCTTGAATCGTTTCAGGCCGCCGCTGCTTATTGTGATGAGCTGGTTGATGGCGAGCCACGTTTTACCCTCGATTACGTGATTGACACGCAACGGAGCGCGATAGACCACCTCACGGATATTTTGTCTTGTTTTCGTGGTGCGCTGATTGCACGTGATAAAATCGCGCTTTACATCGACAAACCTGTCTCCGCGCCCTACAAGGCCATAGGGCTTGACGACATCCTCCAAGGCTCCTTCACGTGGTGGCAACGGGCAGAGGATGAGGTATTTAATCGCGTGGTCATTGAGTGGGTTGACCCGGAAAATTACTGGGAACAGGTTGTCTCGGTGTTCGAGGACGAGGACAGCATTGCCGAGCGCGGCATAATCGAAAAACGGTATTCGTTGAATGGGATCACACGTGCCGCGCAAGCCCAGAGGATGGGAGCGTACCTGATCGATGTCTCCAACGGTTCCATGAACGTGTGCCAGTTCGGTTTGTCTATCAAGGACAGCGACATCGAGGCAGGGGACGT